AAGTATGGAACCGTTGGCAAATTATATGTCAGTGATATATTAAAGTTATGCCGCAGTTATAACACGCAAGATGTACTGGATTATGGTTGTGGTAAAAATACTCTTGCTGATAATTTACCATTTGCTATTCGTAAATATGATCCAGCGATCCCTGAGTTTGCTGAATTGCCACTCCCTGCTGATATTGTGGTTTGTACGGATGTCGCAGAGCATATTGAGCCAGAATTATTGGATAATGTATTAAGTCATTTACGTGATCTGACTCAGAAAGTATGCTATATAACCTGTGCGACTGTTGCGGCGGTGAAGAACCTTGATGATGGTCGCAATGCCCATTTAACGGTACAAAATGCTGATTGGTGGAAAGATAGGGTGTCTTTATTTTTTACCGTTGTTAATATGCATGTGAACGATGTACAGGGTGTTTTTGTAATGGAACCAAAGAAAGGAAATACGCAATGACAAATAAACCTTTATCTATTTATATTGGTTACGATGAGAGGCAACCTGTATCATTTAATGTTTTGCAACAATCTATTTTATGTACATCCACAAAGCCGGTTGCTATTACACCATTAGTCATNCATCAATTACCATTAAGGCGNCAAGGATTAACTCCTTTTACATGGTCGCGGTTTTTAGTGCCTTATTTGTGTGATTATCAAGGATGGGCGCTTTTCCTAGATATTGATATGTTATTACGTGATGATGTCAGCCAGTTGTTTGATATGGCTGATGATAAATATGCATTGATGGTCAGTAAGAATCACATTAAGTTTGAGTGGGCAAGTGCGATGTTATTTAACTGCGCTCACCCATCCAATCGGGTATTAACACCTGAGTATGTAGAAACTACCACAGATATGTTGCACCGCATTTCCTGGTTGAAAGACGAGGAAGTCGGTGCATTTCCAGGTGAATGGAATCACCTCGTCGGTTATGACGAACCACGCACGGATGCTAAATTAGTCCATTATACGCAAGGGGTTCCAGCGTATGATATTACCTCTGATTCAGAATATGCAGAAGAATGGCGAGAGCATTGTAAGATTTTAATTTCAACCCTTCCATGGGAGAAATTAATGGGGCAATCTGTCCATTCAAAAATAATGGATGGACGGTTAGTGCCGAAATATAAAAAGGAACCATCAAGGATATTGACTGCATGATTGTTCAAGGGAAGGTGTGGGGTTATACGACACCATTGTTTAATCGTAACAATGTTGAATTGCATATTGCTGAGATAAAGAAAGGGGGCTATTGCTCAAAGCACATGCACAAATTCAAGTTCAATCGTTTTGTGGTATTAAAAGGAAATCTCAAAGTCACCATCTGGAAGGATTATGGCGATAAAACATTAGAGGATATTTCCTTATTAGGCTCATCGCAAGAATGTACGGTTCCCCCCGGTGATTATCATAAATTTGAGGCATTGGAGGATACCACCGTTTTAGAGATTTATTGGGTGGAGCTTAATGAGGGTGATATTGTAAGGAAAGACCATGGGGGCGTATCAAATGAGAAGAAGACAACTGTATGCGATGAAAGCCCAAGAAGAGCAGATCGCCAAGCAATCTTTATTGAGAAGCACACCCCCGATGGATCGGATGGTGCCGCCCTCTATGGAACCAAATACTTCGGTAACAATTGATCATGTTCTATGTGGAACATGCGGCAAATCATTTACATTGAAAGGACTCAATACTCACAGGAGACGTTGTAAATGAGCGATCTACAGACTGTTAGGGCGAGAGTGGCTGATTATATCAACCGAACTGATTTAAACACTCAAATTGATGTAGAGATTAATCGTGCCATTGAGTATTACGCTAAGGGTGAGCGTTTTTGGTTTAATGAAGAAGTAGGTACGTTTAGCACGGTCTCCGGTCAGTTGATTTACACCTCCAGTGATTCTATCCCTACTCCTATTCGTGAGATTGATTTGGTTGAAATTTCATTAACCAGTACCAATAAAATTGAATTGGAAGAAATCTCATACCATGACATCAGAAATTATACGGTGAATACGAGTGCGACTGGAACGCCTGCTAAATACGCTTATTATAATGAAAATATCTATATTTACCCTATTCCGGGGGCAGTTTATACCGTCACTGTCTCTTATGTAAAAGGATATGCAGTATTGACGGCGGCACAAAGTAATGATTTTACGACCAATGCAGAAGATTTAATCGAGGCGAGAGCCGCTCGCATGATTTACGATGGTATTTTACACAATTCCACACAATCTGATCGATGCGCTAACAGGGAGTTAGACGCATTGGGTGCGCTTCGGTCAGAAACACAACGTCTGGCAGGGACAGGTAGAATAACGCCGACCTCGTTTTAAAGGAATAAACGATTATGAATGCTCAGGAGTTAAAACAGCTCACCTCAAGACTATATGAATTATGCTCAAGATTATATCCAGAAGAATTCAATTCTATTTTTACCGCCAAAAGAGAAGTGTTTATGGATTGGTTGAATGGGAAGACAGGGTTAAATGTTAATCATATTACAGATAAAGCGTATGCGATTCAAAGTTGGGTAAATGCTCTGGAAGAGATAGAAACATGGCCTAAAAACTAACAGGAAGACTTCAAGATGCTTATTGAATTTCCCGCCTTTCGACCAGACATGCACGACTTGAATAATCCCGGCCTTATCACGTTAACGAATGCTATTCCTGTTAATGATTCCTACAAAAATGTCTTAGGATTAACATCTTATTCAGATGCGCTAACCGCTTATTGCCGAGGTGCCTTTGCAGCAAGACGGTCATCAACAGGAGCAAGTGCCAATTTTGCGGGGGACGCCACCAAACTTTATTATTTGGGAAAAACCACCAAAAGTATTTTTGAGGATGTCTCAAAGTCAGGCGGTTATGCACTGGGTCTTTCTGATATGTGGGCATTTACCCAGTTTGGAAATGATGTGATTGCGGTCTCCATTACAGAGACACCGCAAACCTTTACGGTGGGCACCAGTACTGATTTTGCTGATTTAACAGGAACGCCACCTAAAGCGCGATATATTACATCCTTCAAAGATTTCGTAATGGTGGGTAATACCTATGATGCAGTGGATGGGAATGTCCCGCATCGGGTGAGATGGGCTGGTATTGGCACGACAACAAGCTGGGGAGTTTCATCCACTACGCAAGCTGATGCTCAAGACCTTGATCCCCAATGGGGATGGGTACAAGGAATTGTGGGTGGCGATTTCGGTACGGTATTTCAAGAGCGCGCCATCTCTCGATTTAATTATATTGGTAGCCCTGCTATTTTCCAGTTTGAACTGGCTGAAACCAATAGGGGAACGCGTTTTCCCGGTTCTATCATAAAAGTCGGCAATTTAATTTATTATATTAGCCATGATGGGTTTTATGTGTTTGATGGGGACAGATCCACCTCCATTGGTGATGAGCAAGTTGATGATTTTTTTTATACTGATATTGATTTGAATTATGAGTATCGGGTGTGCGCATCGGTTGACTATAAAAATAGTATTATTGCATGGGCATATCCTGGCGTAGGTAATTCATCAGGACGTCCCAATAAGATTTTATATTATAACTTTTCACCGAATGCCACTAAAAAGTGGGGCTATGCTGAAGTTCAAGTTGAATTTTTATATGTCGGTTATTCAGAAGGGTACACGTTAGATACGCTGGATGATTATTTAAGCGCACAAGGATTAGCAATATCTATTGAGCTGTTACCTTATTCTTTGGATTCTCGTTTCTGGACAGGAAACGATATTATTGTCGGTGCATTTAATTCAGATCATAAATTATCTTTGTTTTCAGGCACGGCATTGACGGCTGTTATTGAAACCGCTGAAGTCCAATTAACGGAAGGGCAACGCAGTGATTTATTAAGAGTGAAGCCTATTGTTGATGGAACAGATGCCTCAGTTAGCGTACAGATTGGTACACGCAATTTACAAAAAAGTGCAGTCAGTTTTTCAAGTGCTGTGACATTAGATACCAATGGTGATGCACAAGTTAGGAAAAATGCTTTTTTCCATCGTATGAGGGTAACGATTGCTGGTGGGTTTAATCAAGCAATTGGTTTTGAGGTTCTTGATTACAAAGCAGGTGGAGATAGATAATGCCACGTGATTTCCCCGATATTCCGGTTTATATCCCTAATCATGAAAAACTGTTGCGTCAGATTGTTAGAGTCATTAGTAATCTGATGCAGGGTAGGTCTAATAACATTCATACGATCACACTCAATGCGAGTGCGACGACCACCAATATCAATTTACCGATTGGTGAATTGGGTGAGGAAAGTGTCATCGTGTTCATGCCAACGACTGCCAATGCGGCGACTGAATTTGGGGCGGGTAGCATGTATGTGTCAGCCAGAAGTGTGCTAACAACGACTTCCACATTTACTATTACTCATGCCAATACAGCTGCAACGGATAAGATTTTTGATTATATTATTGTTGGATAGCCCATGAAGAAAAAAGTGAAACTGAAAGAAGAGTCTTTCCGGTTAAGTTTTATCAATCCCTATGAGATGAATTATTTTAATCATGTATGGCATCAGATTGCTCCTATTGTTGAGAAATCACTTCCTTATGCGGATGGTAAGTACACCTTAGAAGATATTTATATAAACATTATTAATAAGCAGATGCAATTATGGGTCGTGAGTGGTAGTGATGAAGGCCCTTATTCCATTTGTATTACGAAAATGGTTAATTATCCTCAGAAAAAAGTATTAAACATTATGTTTTGTGCAGGTAAACATTTACCGGTCTGGGTGCATTATATTGAATCGTTGAAAGAGTTTGCACGTAACAATCAATGTGATGCAATAGAGGAATACGGGCGGCAAGGATGGTCGAGGTATTTAGAGAAATGGGGATTTGAAACGCTTTATACGGTTTGCCGGTATAACCTAACCACGGATGAAGGTGCCAGGAGCCTATCTAAATGAGAAAAATCTATACTAGAAGTGTGTTTGAATTCAATGAAAGCACAGGTCAATATGAAGTAAATGATAATGAGTCTCATTATCATTTAATAGATGATGATGCGCCCATTATGCTAATGAAGGGTAATGACGGTGGGAATACGACAACTGTTTCAAATACGGCACCATGGAGCGGTGTTCAGCCTTATCTTAATCAAGCCTATGCTGATGCAAGAACGCATTGGATGGGTCAGGTACCGCAATACTATCAAGGTGAACAAGTCGCTCCATTTTCTCAAGATACTCTTAGTTCTTTTGATGCTACTCGTCAAAGGGCGCTCGCAGGTTCTCCTTTGAATGCTGATGCGACAGGATTGTTAGATAGGACATTAAAAGGCGATTATCTCTATGGTGGAAGTGGTTTTAATGCCGCCTTAGATGCTGCTAAGAATAAGATTATTCCGGATGTTGAGGGGCGATTTGCTCAAAGTGGACGC